GTAGCCAAGCCACCCGAAGTAGCCAAGCCACCCGAAGTAGCCAAGCCACCCGAAGTAGCCAAGCCACCCGAAGTAGCCAAGCCACCCGAAGTAGCCAAGGCGCCCCAAATTACAACACTAGCCACTATTGAACCTGCGCTCCCGACTGTTAAATCTAGCGATAGTATCAGCTTCTCAGATACAGACAGCGCATTAGATTCTACAGGAACCGAGATAATTGTTCCGGCACCAAAAGATATTGAGCATTTAGAGGAGTTGCGACGACGACGCGAGGAGGAGGAGGAGGAGGAGGAGGACGAAGATAAACTCAAAATTGGAGGGAATATAGACTTGGAAATAAGCGATGTAAACGACCTGAGCAAAACATTAAAACTAGAGTCGCTACCAGTATTAGATGATATCGAAATCCTGGAACCGCTATAAACAGATGGTTCGTAAAAAATTTATTTTAATTCGTAAAAAATTTATTTTAATTCGTAAAAAATTTATTTTAATTCGTAAAAAATTAAAATCAATTATAATTTAATAAATAAATGGAACAATATATATTTTATGCGTTGTTTATATCTGCCTCCTATATTTTGATTAAATTTATAGAGATGAAGGTAATTTTAAAAGAGTTTAAACCATTAAAGGAGGTTATTAGAGACACTATTGTCGTTTTTATAAGTGTAATCGCGGGAATGTTCATATATTCACAGATATCCGGAACCATTAATATCAAAGGTTCGCCTACTGCGTTTGTAGGTGAGGCAGATTTCTAAAATATCATATCAATACTATTATATTTTAGCTTCAAAAATAATTTATATTTCTTCTTTTAACATGTCAATATTTATTATTTTTGATTTTTTAAGTTTCTTTTTTGAAACTATAAACTGATTGAAATGTGGATTTTGTAAAACGGTAGACGGGACATGATTGTTTACCGTTCTAGCAATCATTTTATATAGTTTAAAGTCGGGATATCTCTCGTCGCCATTTGTTTTGTATAAAACATTGCGGTTTTTATCATCATAACACCATTGTATTATTATATTTATAATATCCGATTTATCTTTTGTAACATTTTCCAAATCATCTACAAAATAATCAAATAGAGAGCATCCGAGTCTACATAAATCAAAACTAGTATTTGGTTCTAGTCGCGGCTTGTTTTCGTTGAAATAAGGTTCACAATTATATTGAGTAGCCGCGTCTCCTTCTGAGTGGTAACTGTCGCTACAAATTGTATGTCCTCGAAATTTATATATTGCCCTTCCAAAATCTATCAGTTTAAATATTTTACCAAATGTAGGAACCTTGTAGTATTTGTCATTACACTTATAGTATAAATATTGTTTCTCGGTTTCCACATACATAATATTATTGGTGTGTAGGTCGTTGTGTGTGAATGAAAATACCTTTTGGTATGTAATTAACATCATCAATATTTGAACAACAATACCGCTCAGTTCAGCATCCGCCAATGTATCACTAGAGATCAGGGAATCTAGCGTATCCTTACATCTCTCTAGAGCGATTAGTTGAACCGGAAACTCCTTGATGTTAATATTTATTACTTCATCGGATAGCGTAGAATCCATACTATCGTCGTCGCTATCTTCGCTACCTTTGTCGCTATCGTCATCGCTACCAGTAACAGAACCATTATCAGAATTAGATGACCTAGATGAACACGAGTCGTTGGATTTATCATCGACATATTTATCGATATTACCTTCGTAGAATAATTCGGGTCCAGATGCGGTGGTGGTGCCCGACGTATCTACTGTATAAAATAGGCCATTAATATCGTCTAACATTTCAGTCTCTGTAAAATGTATTTCATCGTTTCCTATTTCGCCGCCTATTTTGATATTGCTCTTGTAATTTCGTGTATTCTTGTTTAAAAGTTCGTTGTGAAAAGAATTTTCAAGAGTAAAGAGCGTTGTCTTATTTTTGTGAAAATAATCGGAATCATACAGGTATTCCACCTCGTCATTAATATCATATATGAAATTTCGTTTAACGCCCAAGAAGGAACCATAAAAATCTATACCATGTGTGAAATCATTATCGTTTAGCATTTTGCTTGTTAAATATGAAAAGAAGCTGTCAACATAAGCAGAATTATTTATGTCGCATAGCTTGGAGTGTGCGTCGGTCTCTCCAAATCGAGGCAATATTATCAAATTATTGTGTGAGGTGTCGTATTTCCCAGTAATATATTTGGTCGGGTCCAGTAAAGGACTGTATTTGAAAAACATCTGCTTTTCGCGAATCGTGTTGCTAATATCGGATACTTCTCCTATGAATTTGTTTTCAGATTCCTTTGATTTTAGTGTTTTGATATAATATTTGTGGTTCAGACCAATCATGTTGTAATTGTTTTCATTAAGACTAAAAAAATTCTTGTAAATTGGGACATAATTCTGAATATTAGAGAGATTTGTTAACTCAATATTTTCAAAATTGCTAAATAAATTAGTGTTATCATATTTTTTATAAAAGAATTCCATTATTTAGAAAGCTATATTATAATAAACTAATATCTAACTCATATATTCGGATAAAAGAGTGCTTTTTTTTCTTAAATTCCTATAAATGACTTTAGAATTAAGAAAATTCGACATGTCTCAAATCAGTTTCAGACCAGATGAGAATAAGGGACCTGTTGTTGTGCTAATTGGACGCCGCGATACGGGTAAATCATATTTGGTTCGCGACTTGCTTTATTATCATCAAGATATCCCTATTGGCACCGTAATCTCTGGAACAGAAGCGGGAAATGGATTTTACGGTGGTCACGTTCCAAAGTTATTCATACACGATGAATATAACACCGCTATCATTGAAAATATTTTGAAACGACAGAAGACTGTATTGAAACAGGTAAAAAAGGAAATACTGAATTATAATAAATCGTCCATCGACCCCAGAGCATTTGTAATACTTGATGATTGTCTTTTTGATAATAGCTGGACAAAAGATAAGATGATGAGACTACTTTTTATGAACGGTCGTCACTGGAAAATTATGCTCGTAATTACAATGCAATATCCTTTGGGTATCCCCCCTAATCTCAGAACCAACATTGACTATGTGTTTATATTAAGAGAACCCTATATATCGAATAGAAAACGCATTTGGGAAAATTATGCTGGTATGTTTCCCACGTTTGAGAGTTTTTCACAAGTAATGGATCAATGTACGGAAAATTTTGAGTGTTTAGTAATAGACAATAACTCAAAATCCAATAAATTACACGACCAGATATTCTGGTATAAGGCGGAGCCAAGAGGCGAATTCAAACTAGGCTCAAAAGAGTTTTGGGAGATATCAAAAGACCTAGAATCGGACGAAGAAGAGGACGTATATAATCCAAATACTCCCAAAAAGGGTGTCACTAAAATTAATGTTCGGAAGAACAAATGGTAAATTTAAGCTTTGACTCAACACATTTATTTTCGGCTATAAATACCTCTTTGTCAATAGCAAACACGAAACTACAATCATGTGTCTCGGGTAAGCGATGATTCATACAATATATATGATTACACCTACACTTTCCTGCGTGTTCCTCAACCACCTTAATTTTTTTATTGCACTTGACATGATAGCACACTAGTTTTGTCATTATTATACTTAAATATTCTAGATAATATATTTAAGTATCAATTTTTTTGATTATGGGTTGTAAACGCTTATTTTGAAAGCTCAATCGTCTCGTCAACCACCGGTTTACCATCGACATTTGCCTTGGTAGTGGTTTCAGCACTAGCATCAGTTGCTGCTTCGGTGGGCTTATTAATAGTGAGCTCGCTTAGACCGTGGTCGTTGTTCTTATCAATCACAACATTATCATCCTCGAATAGCTCCTTACGAATATCAGCCACGGTAGTCTCATTATTAAACTTATTCTCAATACTATTCACGTTGTTAATAGAGACCAGATTTCCATTCTCATCAATCGTCTGCGTTAACACATTGCCGCTCTCGAGCGCCTTCTCCTTATTGTCATCAATCGCCTTCTTCTTGCTCTCCTTAACGCGCTTGTCAAAATCTTCCTTTGCCGATTTCTCATTCTTATCCTTCTCGCTCATTAGCTGATTGAGCTCATCTTCAAGATACTCCACGCGCCCAGTCTTATATGCCTCTGGGTGAAACGGAATCCACATTCCAACCGGACCAACATAAACATCGTGGTTCGG